CATTAATATTCCACGTTGACTCTCGTTAACATCGTCAAGTCCGAGGTGGGGTAGATACTCCAGCCTTTGTGGTCCCAAAAGGACACCAAGAGCGTCGAGTTCGACCTGAGTGAACTTGTCGGAGTCTTTGAAGCCGTCAAGCACAGCACCAACGAGGTCAAGAGGAAGTAAATCCGAGGCTCGCGTGAGGTCCGTGGAAACACAGACCTCCCCGCATGCCCCTAATAAGGACTTACCAATCTCCTGATCACTCACCCCCCGGAGGGGGGAGGCTGATGCGCGATCCTTCTTAAGACCAGCCAACAACCGCTTGCGCACTACGTGCCCTATCAGGTGTAGAAAAGCTGGTGATTTGGTGACGATGCGATTCTTGTTCCCACGTTCGTTGATGGCCAGGACCTTGCTTGTCGGGAAACCGACATGCTGCCTGTAACCATCCACGCCGTGTAGAAGTAAAGAAAGATCGCCAACAATCAGATCCAGATCCTCCTGCGGTAGGTCAGCGTCACTGCTCGTGACGAGATCGTACGCGTCAGGATGGACCCCAAGGGAACTTACGAACCCCCGGAGCCCGCCCGAACGCACGGTGGCCTCGATGCAAGCCGACTTAGTCGGAACATCGGGTGACGCCATCCTCTTCTTGCTTAGAAGGAGGCGGCGACACCAGTCAGCCACAAACGACCTACACCTACCTAACAGGGCGGGATCTGTTTTGAACTGCGCACTGTAGTCGACCCGGTGGGTCCTCATCATTTCGTCGGCGGCTGAATTCAGCCCCGGGGGGAGTGCCCTACCAATGTAAGAACATTGGGCGGCAACATCCCCACCCGACTCGAGGATCCAATTACGGCGAGAAGCGGCCGCCGCCTCTTTCAGGCGAGAAAGGCCACGCTCCACACCGGTCGACCGACACAAAATCGAGAATTCCTTCTCGAGCGCGTCCACCACGCATCTACCTTCTTCACCCACCGCGCAAGAAGCCACGCGGAGTATCTCTGACCCGACCGCTGCGCGATCCTTACCGACCCTGCGAGCCGCCTTCCTTGAAAGAGAGGAATTTGGGACAGGGGGGAGGGTTACGCCGCGAGCTGAGGGGACCGCCCCGGTATTCCGGGGCCGCGTCCTCGCAGCGCCGCGTGCGGTGAGGGGAGGGAACTCCGACAGGCGAAGCGCCTCGTCAAATGAAGAGTCAGGGCCCGGAGGGGACCCCGTTGCTGATGGCACTAAGCCGACTGAACCTGTCCGAAGTGGCCACCCGGTAGATGGACCGCGGGGCCGGCCAGTACCTTGATTGGTACGACCGGTAATACCCGTGGTTTCACCGACCGGGGCGGTACCTAACAACAGATGGTCGTCGGTAGGAAGTGCTGCAACGGAGGAAGTCCCTTCCGGGCTCCCGGGTCCTAACCGGGAAGCCTCTGGATCACGGCCCCCCTAAAAGGGTTGGGTCGCGATGGTGGGGGGTGCAAACCCCCAACCGAGTTCGCCTGATAAGG